TACACGTTGTGCAGCTGCGGTGCTGACTGAGCAATCTGCAATTGTGTCTGTGCCAAGGTGATACGCTGTGCGCTAGAGAAAATATTAGGATCAGCAACTGGCTGAACATCCACTGCGCCATCAAAGTCAGCACGTTTGATTCTGCGAGACGCACCAACCACTTCGTATGGATAGTCTTCAGGCAATGTCTCACCAAAACCACGAGCCAATAACTTGAATTCCATCTTCTGTGCATAGTGCATGCGCTTGTGGATAGCGGACATCACGTTCGCACCCTTTTCCATCAACGCAATCGTGGTTCCAACAGCAGCTTGTTGATTGCCATCGCCCACCTGCATATCAGCTGTGCTTGCCAAACGCTTACCTGCCTCTACGCAGAACACCATCAACGCTTGTAGCGTCTGGCTTGGCTCTTTGTACGGCAAAGGCAACATAGATGACTGCAAATCTGCACCACCCACGTCAATGTCACGCCACTCGCCTGGTTGCAAAGGCACGTCATCGTTCATGATACGAGCGCCCTTGGTCTTAAAGCCCGCTGGCAAGTTAGACAAGGTACCTGCATCAATCAATTGACGCATTGCAGACGTAGCAGACTTGGTCAAGCCACCAATCAAGTGCACAAAACCAAGGCCATAGGCTCCAGGGCCCTCGACTAGCACGTAGTGAATGAAATGTTCTCTACGAACCTTGCGTTCGTTCTTCTCTTCCCAGTTACGACGGATGCCAACAACCTTGCTGCTGCCTTCGTCAATCGTGATCACATAAGGAAGCTTCACGCCCGTTGGTTCGCCGTCTTCATTCTTGTCTTCAAAGCCCGGTAAGTCCCAATCAATGTGGAATTCCAACAAGAACAACTCTTCTGACTCGCTACCTGCCTGAACACCGACCATTTTGTCTGTGGCATTCTGAATATCGTTGCCAATAGAAGGAGGTGTCAAGGTTTGTACATCAACATCACGGTAATAGCCTTGTGCAACAAGCTTCTTGAACATGTTTTCGCTCATCGGAATGCGATGAGTCAAGCGTTCACACTTGGAAACAATAGAAGAACCGTTGTAAGGAATGAAAACGTTCTCTGGCAAGCATAATTTGCTGACCATGCGATTTAAATGTGGGTCCTTGTAGACCTTTTTGAATGTTGAACCACCGTAACCTGTCCACCAAAGCAACTGATCGAACTCCGGAGTGTATTCTTCCATCTCCGTGGTCAATTGGTAGTTCATAAACTCTTTAACACGCTCTGCCTTGGCAATCTTTTCACGAGTTTCTTTGCCTAGCACCTGTGTTTTAACAGGGCCTTCGCTTGGCATGAGTTCTTTGAACGCTTGTGCTTGGAATTGAACGATGGCTTCGGTCAACATTGGGTGAGAAGTACCGCAAGCGCCCTTAAACGGCTTGCTTCTTTCCTCGTATGTGAAGCCTAGCAGCTCCAAACCCTTAGAATATTGCTTTTCCCAGTCATCACGAGACGCTCTGTCCGCATCCAACAGGGCTAAAAGCTCTGAAGCGATGTGTCCCATCTCTGATTCGTCTACAACTTCGGCAAGATTGGCATCAAATGGCACTTCGTCCATCTCTTCTTCGCCCATTTCGACAGTAACACCACCGTCGTCTTCCAAAATAATCTCAATATCCGACTCCGGAGCCTTCATTGTCGGCTCAGGCATCTCAATTTCTATCTCTTCATCTTCGTATGGGCGATTATTTTCGATTGCCATTGTTAATCCTTAGTATTTTTTCTCAACGAGTCCACCTTTTGCGAAGCGAACACCTTGTTTTTGTAGTCTTTCTGCTGCTTTCTTGTCCCACGTAATGGAGATTCGGTTAATTATGTCACCATTTTCTGATTCCATGGGAAGATTTTCCATTTTAAAGCCCGGACCTAAGTCTTTTAACACTGCTTTGATGTTGTTTGGAAGCTTTTCATACAACTGTTTTTGTGCAGAGTCCGCGCCTGGGAACAATACCGCATCTTTGCCTCGTTGTATACCACCTACCACAGCATTTTTAATCATTAATTGCTGAACAACCTGTGGATTTCTTTCCATGCCAGGGAAAGCTTCTTCAATGTTATAGGCTCCACGACCACGAGTACGGCCAAGTAACTTTGCCATGCGTTGCTCATCACGAGCTTGCTCAATCTGGGCTTGCTTTAGCTTAATCTCGTTCTTAGCAACATCTTCGCCCCTGTCTACCAAATACTGGAACTCATCAATCTGAGCCTTGCGAGCAGCCGCAGCGTCTTGCAACTCAGCAAATTCTTTCATGTCCTTTTCTTTGCTTCCAGCTTTAGCGCCCTTGACAGTCAAGTCATCCAAGCGATCTGACTGCAGTTCAGCAACAAACATACCTTTTCTGTCGCCTGGCAAATCTACGTCCAAGAAACGGCTAAATGCAACTGGGTTATCGGAAGCAATAGTAGAGTGCTGTCCTTTGTATCCCTGCTTTTCAGTGAACTTTTGTTTAACAAGTGCTGCGTAAGGTTCCATCAAGCTTTCATACCGAGCATTAGCGTTTAAGGCCTTTGCACCCATTTGATCCCGCATGGTGTTTTCCATCGCCTCTCTTCTTGCCTTGGGGTCGAGGTTTTGGTACACAGGTTTACTAAATTCCTCTTGCAAGTTAAGGCCATAACGCTTGTCGGCCGCTTCAAGCACTCGTTGAGCTATCAAGGCCTCTGCCTCAGGCTTAATTAACTGCGTCTCATAGTTGGCCAAATCATAATAAGACTTGCCGTATTTGGTTTGGGCTAGTTCATTCAAAGCATCCGTATACGTAGGTACGCCCTCAATTGGTTCCCCAGTGTAGCGATACTTAAAACGGTTGTAGAAGTTAGTCGCTTCTACCATTTCATCGGCAGCCTTTTTAATCTCGGGCGCCGCTTCTTTAAACGTCTGGCCTAGTGGCGTGCCTGCAGCATCTGGCCCACGGAAATAACGTTCAAGGGATTTAAGCGCCTCGGCCCTGTCTCGTGGAGTCTTGTACTCGCTCTTGACCGCATTAAGGTTCTTGAACATGTCCTCATAGAATCTATTTTCCAAACGAGCTTCTGGAGAAACATCTTGCAATAGATTAATAACACCTAGCGCCTGCGATGGTCTTGGGTTGTCCATGTTTTGATGGAATCTAGGACCGCCTTTTGGATCAGGTTCAATAATTTGTACGCGATAGCCCATCGGAGAAGATGTCTCATCCAAGCGTTTTAAAAGATCCGCTGAGGTTACTTTGTCTTTTGGTCCCAAGCCTTGTAAGGCATTTTCCAAACGTTCGATTTCATAGTTACGACCAGTCTTGGCCATCATGCCTCTGATTTGCTGCACAGTCGTTGCACCCGGCAAGTCAGACACAATGCGCTCTAGCTCACCGACATAAGGACGCTCTGCTGTAGGCAACAAACGATTGTCTCGGACCACGGGGCGTGGACCGGTCTTCGCTTCCATGATTTCCTTGGCAACCGCAGGATCAATCTCGTCCGGTGCCATTGTTGTGCTTCTAGGAGCGGCAGGAGCAGGCTTCACCTCGTCCAACATCTTTCTCGCTACCGACACTGGGCGCTTGGCCACTTCTACTGCTTTAACAACACCGCCTGGAGTAATCAAGCCCGTACCTAAACGAGTCAAGGTTTCCGTCATCGAACCGGTTGGCTTATCGGCAATACCCGCTTGGCGTGCCTTCTCAATCAGATAGTCGCTGCCACCCACAGGTCTTTCACTCGATAGCTTAGAACCGGTAAGGTAGTCAATGCCCTTCAAGCCTAAGTTGATCACGTCCACCGGCGCACCGACCAAGTCGTATGGTGTGTATTGTGTGCTGCGAACAACTTCCTTTAGCGTTTCCTTTGCGGAACTTTTGGTCTCGCCTTCTTCAGGACTTCCTCCCGCACGTTTGCGTACCGTTGTGGCCCCAGGGGCTTTGCGCTTGCCCGTGTATTCTTCCCTGTAGAAGTCCGCCTTGCGGTTCTCCAAAGCTTGGGCCATCAACTCACGGAACTTGGCATCATCGCCACCCGCTTGCTTTGACAATTCCAAACCTAGGGCGTTGTTGCGCAAGTCCATCTCACGATCACGTGAACTCTGTGCGTTGCCCTGTGTGAAGTATTGCATCGGACCACCGATTAACTCGTGTGCATAACCAAGCGTCTTGGCCACAGTCGGGTTGTATTTCTTCTCAATCTCACGCATGAGCGTCATGTGACGCACCGCATCACCACGGGTTCCAGAGTCTTCGCTAAGTCCCATTTCATACGGGGCATTTAAACTCTTGTCCCATGCCGGTGCCAAACCGGCTTTCTCCGCAATCCATCGCTCAATGTTAAAAGCGCTGCCCTGATTGTCGGCCTTCGCCTCACCACCTTGATTAAACTCTTGTGGTTCTTGGGCCGCGAACGGTGTTGCTGGTTTAATTGATGCGAGTTGCTTTTGCATATTCGCAAATTGCTGTGCAGCGGTTTGCTCTTCCGCCGCTTCCTTTGCTTCCCGCTCACGCTCGGTCTCTGGCTCTTCATCATCGGCCATGCTCATCAAAGCATACGCCGCCTGATAGCCCTGACCCAACTCGCCAATGACCTTCTCAGGTTTTAATGTTTCACGTGAAACTGGTTTGTCCGTTCTTGCCATGACCTGCTTGGCATATTCCAGAGTAGTCGGTGCGTTTGGATTTCTCGGGTCCGATACGGCCACGCCTTGCTTGGCTTTTTGCATGCCTCCCGGACCGCCATAATATCCGACCGCCGTTAAGTT